TTGTCCGGTATACTCACCACCAGCTAAAGCGGTAGCACCTTGAGATATTAAATTCTGTGCGCCTTCTGTTACAGCTTCTGAACCAACAGATTTAGTGATACGTTTAGTTGTTGATTTAAGAATTGACTCAGCGGCTTCATTAAAACCTTCCTTACGAAGTTTATTTGTAAGCTGTTCAACAGTCATTTTGGCTAAGTCATCTTTATTAATAACTTTACCAGCACCAAATCTATCTAAAATACCAATTAGTGTGCCACTACCGATAGCTAGTAATGAATTATAATCGCCAGTCTTCTCTTCCATCTCTAAGGCAGTTTCACCAGTACCCTGAGTGATTGTGGCGGCAAGCGTAGCAATACCAGCAACAACTGCGGCTGGCGCACTTATAAAGGATGCACCAGCAGTGGCTATTGCTCCACCAATACCAGCGGCAGAACTGGCTGAATTTTCGATTGACTTTTCACGCACCCAATCAAGAGCAGAGAATAAACCATCCTCATTATAAGTTTCTCGTAAACTTTTAGTGTAGAAAGGCTCGTATCGCCCTGCTTGCATGTCTTGAACTTGAGCTTCTGCGTTTTCTCTGCCAAATTCCTCAATAGCTTCTACACCACTTGCACGACCAAAAACTTCTATGCCTTTTGAGAACATTCGTTGAGCTTGGTCTACTGAATAGTCAAATGCGCCGTCAGGTTTATCAATCTTACCTGCGTCAACAAGTTTATCGACAAGAAACTTTCTTTTCTGCCAATCGTTTTCTAAACCATTCCACTGGTCTTCGTTTTCTATATCAAAGCCGTATGTCTTGCCATAGTAGTCAAGGTCTACCTTCAACATTACTTTATTACTATTCTTTGAGTATTATCTTGATTATCTGGTGCGTCTGATTGTTCTCCAACTTGCTTGTTGTAGTAGTCGTTAGTAAAGTTTGAGAAACCCATTGACTTTTCAAATGCCGTTGAAGCCCTCCAAGCTTCCATCAAGTTGATTGCTCGTTGCTCACCCTTGATAAGAATAGCCATAGCGGCTTCAAAGGATTTTTTTGTCATTGTCTCAGGGTTACCTAGTGTGTCCCTAAGAAGCCTTCGTTCGTTTTCAGTAATCTGCCCTTGACCTTTCATACGCTCTGCCGCAGCAACCATCTGGTCAGATAAGTCTCGCTTGTATGCAGTAATGTTATCGGGGTCGAAACGTCCTATCTGCTTACCAGTGAATAATGCTGTTCCACGTCCAAGTTTACTAAAGAAATCTACACCTGCGGCATCTCTACCTTGTTCAAGTAATCTTTTATATCCAGCAATTCTTTCAGGTGCGTTAATTGCTCTATTTTGAGCCTTTACGAAATAGTCCCCCTCTTCTCTGCTAATAGTTTTAAATGGGCTATCTTCAGCTCTCATAGCGTTTGTAGGAAGTGTATCAAGAACTGTACCTGCGTTAGAACCTGTTATCACATGATACCTGTATCGACCTAGGTTGGGGTCGAAGACCTCACGATATGCGTTTCTATTGTTGTCGTAGTAAAGGTTTCCAGATTGTTTCTTAGCAGTTGTATTACGACCTTGCAGTAAAGCTTCGCGGTCTCTTGTTTCGTCCATTATGTCGCCATAAGTTTTAGCACCAGCTGACAAAGCTGACGACAGACCTTGCGGGGAAGCTCCAACCATTGCACCGCCAGTACGCATAAGTATTTCACCACGAGATGGGGTCTGACTGAACGCTGGAGAACCTCGGCGGTTACCAGTCATTGATAAAGCACCTAAGCCTATTCCGGGGTTACTGAGCGCACCTGTGTTGTTAGCTTGTTGTCTCGGGTCGATGCCTAGCTGTTGCATCATCATTGCTTGTACTATTGGATTATTAACTTCCATTCTACTAACCTCCTAGACTAATAGGCTGTACTGTAAAGCCAGTGTTACCAAGATTACTGCCATAGCTAGATGGGATTTGGTAATAATTGGAGCTGACACCACCGCCGCCACCGCCGCCGAATATTCCGGGGAACATACCGGGTAACTGTTGACCAAAACCAAAGCCCTGCATCGCGCCACCTATAGCTCCAGCTAACGGCGAAGCTGTAACGCCTGTTGGGTTTTGTGGTGATTGTGTTTGAGCGTTGTTAAGAATGCCTTGGTTGTATCTGACATATTGATCAAGAGGGAAGTCACGAGCTTCATTGAACCCTGCCATGTCAGCGTTGATGAAACCTTGGGCATCTTGCTGATAACCTAGACCTGCTTTGTTCATATACTCTGCGAGTATGCCTGAGTTTTTAAGAGCATTCTGAAAGGCAGTACTTTGTGAATTCGCAATGTTATAAGCATTTGTTAAATCGGTATTTGATTGGTTAAGACTTCGCGTCAACAAGTTGTCTTGTATACGAGCTGTGGTGTCAGCCGTGCGGTCATCAAATGCACGTCGAGCTAAAGCATCAGCGACACCTGCGCGACTTGAGTTTACGTTGCCTGTTTGGGTGGCAGCAGTGTTGATGCCCGGCAAAGTGCTTTCAGTCAAAGTCCGTCGGCTATCGCGTGTCGCACTATCAACGAGTGGCTGATAGATGTCTGGGTTGGTAGCATACGCCATAGCGTCATCAAATGTTTGACCGGAAACCGCTTGATTGTAGAGGTCATTATAGTCTTGTGTGAAGCCGGACGTGTCGCCCATCATCTGTCCCGGTATACCCCTGAAGTCTGAACCGAAGCCATAGATGTAGTTGAGTGCATCCATGCTGTAAGGATCTAATCCTGCATAGCGTTGACCTTGGTAAGTACCTGTCTCGAGGGCTGTGTTGAGTGCGTCCTGACCGCCTCCGTAAGTTGCCTCGAGATAAGGCTTGGCGAGTTCAAATCCAGCCATCTGAGCTTCAAGTTGCGCCCTCTGCGCTTTTCGTTGGTCTTTTGCGCCTTTATAGCCAAGCGCACCACTGACTAACGTAGAGCCAATGGCGGCTGTTACCGGGTCAATTCCCATATTAGTGTACTCCGATTGAGTTGTGTTTGAAGAGAATGTAAACGTCAGAGCTGTCAGGCTCTTGCACCAATATCTGAGGTTTGAAATCAAACATCTTCAGAAACTTTTTATGCTTTTCATCGTCTACTTCGCAGTTAGCGTACATCGGCGTATCCATCTGACTGGATAGCTCTTTGAACGTCTGCTTTAGCTCTCGTTTAAGTGATTTAGTCCACGTCGAAGTGACATCACAGTGAATGAACACCATGTGAAAACCATCTTCATTAATGTGGGGCTGTAATTCAATATTGTAGTCGTCAGTATCGACGACAGGAATTCTATCGAACCGCATGGCTAGACCTGCGCCCATGCGTTGCCAGTGTAAACGACTAAACCAGTATAGCCGTTACCAAGTGCATCCCAAGGACTTATGGCATAGCGCACCATGCCCCTGAGTGGGTTATCCGGCGGCTTGTCGGCAACCTGAATGATTGCATCGTTAGCAGACCGAAGAGAATTCTCAATACGCTGTAGTTCTTCTTGGATGTAACGGCGTACACCCTCTTCGTATACGGGAAACTGCGCTCGGTTGTAGGGGGTGGCTCTAGTATCTGTTTTATTGTTAATAGCCATCAGCGTTTTCCTGTTGCAGTGACTTCTAAGTCAAACCCTGAAAGCTCGAAGTCTTTCTGATCACTGATTGTAACTCGGTATGACAAATAACGACCTGCTGCACGACTATCAATTTTGTAGTCAGACGACATATCAAAACTTGTGGAAGTTGAGTAGGCAGGGCTGTCACTAGGTATGTCTGATGCACCAAACTCAAAAGTAAGAGTAGTGTCGTTTGAATTCTTAGTGTCAGCTTGTGGGTACAGTCGGTTGATGACCTTGTAACCACGAATGCCTCTTTGGGTCTCGTCGAGATCAATACCTACTCGCTCAAATATTGCACGTTTAGTCGCCTCAGTATCCAGCTGGAAACCTATAGAGCCAGCATCACTAAGGTCGAGACCATAAATTTTATCGCTGGTTAATCCGTCAGCGGTATTATCCTGACCGACCATAACGACGTGACGATTAAAACTATCTTCTTGGTCGTAGTATGAACCACCCACCAGCTCATAAGTTAAGCTTGTTGCCGTTGCATAGGTGGCAACAGTGTCTAGGTTAATTATTGTAGCCGATGACACATTAGGTAAATCCATAAACGACCATGTGTTCTTTCTGTAGTTGAACACTGCCGCCCGATTACATCTTTCGGCATTCGGGAATGCTACCAGCTCGTCGCCGGACTTGTAGCAGAACATAATCTCGTTGAGAGTTGGGTTGTGTTGGACGAAGCACAAATTCTTAGATGCTTGGTTCATCCCGGTGAAGATAAAATTCTTTACACGCTCGTCACAAATTGACTGCTTGGACACGCCGTCGTGGGCATAGATATCGAAGTTATCGAAGACGTAGTGCTTGCCCTCGACCTCAACTATACAATTCTGAGAGATAGCCCCAGCATCTGTAAACAGCTTTCTAAAATTGAATAGGAACGTGCCGCCTACGAAATCCATGAGCCAGACTTGAGTACTGGTGTAAATGATAAAGTTACTACCCAGCGTTAACCCATCGACAATTGCAGTGTCCTGCTCGACGAGGTCAACGAAGCCAGCCAGCTTTGTAGTGTCAGCAGCATCCCAGCTGTCAGGTATGGAGTTAGCCAAAGCGATATTACTGAAGCGTACCCGGTTAGGGAATGATGAGCTGCCTTCGGTCATATTCAGCGCAATCAACTGGTCACCAAATGCTCGTAAAGACACGCATCTATGATTACTTGTCCAATTAGTCAGGTCGGCGAAGTTTGTACCGGATGGCGCACGAAACACAGGCACTCTATCCGGTCTATTAATATATGTGACATCAGCAAGGGTCGTCCCGGTGTAGGGTCTTGGGTCATCAGATGCTGATATCGAACCCGAGCGGTCTGTTAAAGTACCATTACTATACTCTTTGATGACGTAGTCATTACTGATGACCAGGGCGGTATCGAACCCGGTTGAGGGAACGATGCCGAAAGCAAAGCGAGGGTTGTAGCCGAGTGAAGGTAGAACTGTTCTAAAAATTGGTGAACGACGTACCTTGCCTTCATCAAATCGGACGTTAACAGCTTTTGAATATGCGCTGAGGGGTAAGTTGTATGGACTAACATCTGTGACCACTCCGGCATCTCCAAGATTGCGGATTGGTATGATAGCCATAGGTTAGTTTCCTTAGATTAATTGAGGGAGTGCATGAGAAGTATAGTCAGAACTAAAGCTAAACCTATTACTGCGAATGAGTGATCCATGTTAATCCTCTAAAGTTATCTTGACTGGCTGTTCATTAGCCAAGGCTTTGCTGGTTTCGTCTATTTTATTCCTGAAGCTCTCCACAGCTGCTCCGGTCTGACGAGATTGTTGGGCGTTCTCCACGAGCAGGATTGGTAGCCACGCCATAGCACAGCCATATTCGTCTATCTCTGAGCCGTTATGAGTGCCTCGGAGCTTAACGAACCAACCACACTTGGTTTGCCGACACGGATTGAATTCTCCATCTGCGTTTTTATCCAGTGGACAGTTGCTCTCGATTTCAATCTGCATGTCTAGCTCTTGGTACAGACAATAACGTCAACGTACTTGACATCAAAATTGTGGGTATCCGAGAATGAGTGAGTGTGTGAGGGAATATCTAGAGATGGTATTGAGTGAGTGTGACCTCCACCACCACCCGTGGAAGTAGTCGTTACAGTGTAGTTACCGAGGTTGACTGAATTCTCCCGAAGTGGTCGCTGTGAACCGGGGGCGAAGTTGTTGTCTTCCTTCGTGAACGACTCGGTGATGTCGTGGCTGTGTGATGGTATTTGACTAACAGACAGTGTTGTCGAGCCTGTGGTGCTTGCCGACGTGCTGAGTGTTCCAGACCCCCCGGACGTACCCGAGATTGTGAAGGCTGTATTGAATGAGTTACTAAAACCATTAGAGCCGCCGCTGCTGACCGACCCAGACACGACCCGAATAGCCGCATTGTCGTCGGTGGTATCTTTGACCCAACCGAGGGGGGCTGATGACTGCTTAAAAAGCATCTTAGTCCCTGCCGGAGCAGGAACTGTGTCAGCTAATGCGTTAATTTGAGCTTGGGTAAGAGTAACAGCTCCAGTAATATTCGGGAATGTTGCCTTGATAGCCGCCTTGATTAACCGAAGATGGTCGTCAGCCTGTGCTAAGGCATCTGTCGCCGCTGGGTTGCTTGAATTCAACCCATCGATAAACGATGCTGTTTCTAATGCCATATTGAATAGTCCTAATTATGTAAATGTCGATACATTGGTCGGCTTACCGCCTACTCCCTGTCGTTTTGAGCGTTTCCTGCGTACCGCCGAAGCCTTCTCAGCCTTTGTCATACGACTAGCCTTAGCCTTGGGTACACATTTGGGGTAGGCGCGACCTGTTTTGCCCTTAGATGCCGATTTACGACCACAGGATTGGTATTTACCCTTCTTCTTGGGTGCGCCAATGTCTACCCAGTCCTCTTTAAACCACTTATTTAGGCTCATGAGGGCTTCTTCCCTGAATATTTACCGCCCCTCTTCTTATACTCACGAACAATCCATGCGGAACTGTAGGCACTGGGTGTGACCTTGAACTTCTTTTTGGCTTCACTTTTGACACGAGAGTAGAGCTTAGGGTTCGTGGGCTTAGGGGATGTCTTTTTTGTCATGGGAGACCTCTCATTAACGATGTCGAACAACAACAACAACAAGCCAACAAAGCCTCGTTTTTGAAATCGATTGTTATTTAGACCCACCGGGGGTCTGTTTTTGGTCTATGGATGTTAACGTGTTGTATTTATTAGGGTCGAAGGTAATCGGATACATTATCCGTGAACATTTTAACGAGCTGCTGGGGTCTTCTGATTTTTATTGGCTCGAGGGCTTCTATTTTAAATAAAAAATACCACCTAAGCACCACCCAAGCCCACCACAGCCCGCCACAGTTCATCCTCGGCTGTCCTTGGCTATGCAAGGCAGTTGACGACAGATACACTGTGGAGGCTTCTATAGCTGTCCCCGGTATACTGGGTCACATAAGGATGTGTCACGTCATAACTAATTGATTAATCTAGAGTGATATCCTTAGTATTCCCCCTAAGGGTGGACATAAATCATGTGTCGTTGATTTATTGCGTATTAGTACTTGACGTATTACGTCTAGTGTATTATATTATATGTATAGTTAGAGAGAAGGAGAGAGATAACTATGTTCAATATTCAACATTATTTTAAAAGCTGTGTAGAAGATATTATCGATGAAATCCCAGAAGATTGGGAGAACACGAGCTACTACAACGATTTATTACCAAGTTACAAATGTAATAATTTTATGATTTGGATTACTCATCACAAACCAGCAAAACGTGATTATGAAACACGAAATTATTCACGTTTCACCATTGAGCCTCTTAACGAGCATGATGAACCAATTAGTTGGGATGGAAGTTTAAGTGTCAGTCTAGAAGATTTAGATGATGTAATTAAACTTGTGAGCAAGCCCCACAATCATAAAGAAGAAGACAACACAACAAATTAGTCGAAACACCCGAGAGGGTGTCCAGTGTGAGTGACCTCGCATTGCTGACGAGACAGGTCAGAATTTAATGAGAAGGAGAGAGATTATGATTGGTAAAGAATTTATATTTAATGGTGACTGGCAAACACCAGCAGGTCGCTTTAGGGTCATCAAACAGTGTAATGATACAAAACACTGTGACGCTGTGATGATTGAGGCAGATACCTTAAATGACAGTTGGGGAATGGATTTGACGTTTGAAGGGTTTTATCCATCAATCGTTGAGAAGGGGGCGGCGTAAGCCGCCTCTAAGAGGAGACCAATATGGGAATTATTACACGTATGACTGAAGAAGAGTTTGTTGAAGATTTGTATCTTAGCATTCTCTCAAACTTATCAAGAATTACTCTGTGTGAGACAAGCGACGGCAAATTTGATGAAGATTTAGCTGTTAAGCTTGCTAAGAAAGCATTCAAGAAGGCTTTGAATGAAGCAATAGCAGATGCTTATAACGCAGATGAATACAGAGAAATGGTTAAAAAGAATTATGTACAGGCGTAAGCCGCCTTTAAGAGGAGATTATTATGAAAGTCGAAGAAATGAAAGAATGTGGAATGTTTGAATTCCTCGATAATCTGCGTGACAGTGGTAAAATCAATATGTTTGGTTCACCCTCAGTGATCGCTGAAGTTTTCGGTCTGGATAAAAAAGGGTCACGAGAAGTTGTTACTGCTTGGATGGAGAGCTTTAAAGGAAACAAATCACGAGAAGGGAGTAAATAAATGGGTCTGAAGCCAGTAAATTTCGCTAAGGTCATCGCAGCGTCCGGTCTGTCTAAAAAGCAGATTGCTGACATCAAAGGCGTCAAGCCTGAGACCTTGTCTCGTCACATCTCGGGTGCAATACGCATGACGTTTGACGACGCATTTGAGTATGCTGAGATACTCAAGTGTCCACCGCAGGACATCTTCTTCCCGTCGCAACCTATGCCTATCATCGGCACTGTTAAGATGATTGACGAACCAAAAGAGGAAGCCTTCAGAACATCTTTCTATCGTGAACTATGGACAGGCGAGCCAAGGTTTGCTTACACAGCATCTTACGAAAAGGCTAAAGATTATGGTGTATTCATTCATGAGGGTAACGAGAAATATGAAGGTACACTAGGCTACATGGCTAAGTCTGTTGACCTTGTGGACATACGTCCGATTAAAAAAGAATATGTCCACGAAGAAGCTCATCAAGCTTTTAGTTACTGTAAGGTGTCGGATGACTACAAAAGAGAAGCTTGTAATCGAGAGAAAACTAACATCGTCTTGACGTTACCATTCAAACAACCGAATGGATTATTCACCCTCTTCAACCCGGGAATGAACTTTGAGGTGCGTGATGTTCCGCTGGATTGGGCGACACCTATTCTCGCCACGGCTATGAAGCCATCGTATATATTCGAGAGTGTTGACATATAACGTCAATTTTTGTTGACGTATAAACTGTGAATTCTTGACATGGTTCTTGATTTGTTCACTTTTAAAATGTGTCACAAGTGTATATGTTTAGTAAGTGAGGGCGTGACCTGCGATAGTCCTAGTACTCTACTTTTGTGGAGACTGGATGGGTTCACACCCTCACTTTCCTTTTATACGCCGCAAGAACCCCCTTTACCTGTCACATCACAAATGTCGTGTGCGGTTTCTAGAAACTCTTCACCTTGACGATTATGCGCTGAGTTATAATCCACCGGAGTTAGTGGTTGACCTCCCCTGCTACCATCTGCGTAACAAGTGAAGCCTCTCAACCTATGAGCGTATTTAACCAAAAGATGTGCAAAGTCGTCAACAGTGTCGGGGTTATTAAGTTGTGAATTCCACTCAGGTAAATTAATTGTCGAACTAATCGATTGGTCAACATAATCCTGAACATCAGCCTGAAACTTAATACGACGCTCTGGGTCGCTGGCTAAGTCAAGTGCGCTTTCAATCTTGTCCGGCGACGTACCATATAAATCAATAAGCTCTTGAGCTGCGCTGTCTACGACATACTGGTAATGCCACTCAGTACCATTCTTTAAGTATCTTCGTTTGTAGGCGACTGCGAAGATTGGCTCGACACCTGTGGATGTGCCAGCCAAGATACCAATCGATCCAGTTGGAGCAATAGCCCGAACAGCCACAGGAACAGAAATACCAAGAGCATTAGCATAACGCCCGGAAGTAAAATCACTACAAGACTTATAGACCTGAAGCCATCTGTGAAGCTCCGGTGTAACCTCGTAACGCTCACCTCTTTTGATAAGCCACTCGTGAATACCCATAAGACCGAGACCAAGTCGTCTATTCTTCTCTCGAACATCATAGACCTTTTGGTAAGGAAGCTTTGCAGAGAGTGTGCCGCATATAAGAAACTTAGTTGCCAATTCCGTAACATCTTTAAACTCCTCAAGTGTTTCAATGCGACCCATGTTTAAGCTGCCGAGATTACAAACGTCGCTGTCATCTTCGGATGTAACTTCAGTACATGCGTTACGCAGTGTCTCGTTTTCTTTGTCGAAGAAGTTGAAGCTGAAGCCCGGCTCAGATGTTCTTAAAGCTTGCTCTACGTTACGACGGAATACGTCTCCAAAGTCTCCAGTCTTCCAGTAATTTAACAACCACTCAGTATCATAGTTGACCGATATGTTTGTCATGTCGAGCGGCGCAGGAAAGTTAAAGTCATCCTGTTTGATGTCCCACAAGCTTTGACCTGTGCTGCCTACTGGCATGTTCTGCCAATCCTTAGCGGTGAGGAAGTCGTCAATGTCTCCATGCTTCCAGTTCAATGAAGCGTAGATTGCACTACGACGACTACCACCTTGCATGACCCGACGACCAATCTCGTTGATCATGTTCATCTTGGTCACAGACCCTGAAGCCTGACCACCAGTACGGCTGATTGTTGCGCCAGCTGGTCTGTAAACAGAATAGTCAGCACCGATACCACCACCTGTCATAAGACAGTTCTCAGCCTTCCAGCTGAGGTTAGCCCAATCTTCACGAGTGTCCTCTTCAGCTTTCAACAGATAACAGTTGTTATAATATTTGTTAGGGCGTCCAGCATAGTAAAGATAACGACCACCCGGAATAAACTTCATGTCGCTAATGTATTTTGTCAGCTGGTCGATTTCATCCTTGGGGAGATACTGGTTACAAACATCGAGAACAAGTGTCTCAGCTAAGTCTGCCCAAGTCTCACATCCGTCGTGTCTGTATTTGTAGTTAAAGATATCTTCAGAGAATTGATTGCGAAATGTCATTTGGTAGTTTGCCTTTTAGTTGATTGATACGCATCTCGGCGTAACGGATTACTTTCTTTAAATCCTCAATCTCGCTATCGACAATTTGTTCGGGCGTGGCATCCTCTGGGACTTTGAACCCAGCCCTCATAACATACTTAACAATGTTACCTCTCCAGAACTCAGTCTCGTTCTGCATGATAAAATTAACAGGCTCTCTAACCCAACGCTCGTAATGGCTTGGTTTGATTACATTAGAATTAGTTTTAACTTCTTCTTTTGCTTTGCTCATCTTCGACCTATCCTGTTTAATAAACTCAAGTATTTCTTTGTCACGTCTACCCATTGTCTGGTGTCCATAGCTTGACGGATTTGTTTTGTGCATCCCAATCAGACCAGCGGAGTATCCGAGCCAGTCTTGCGTTGAGGAGTGCGTCTTCTTTTGACAAGCCATGTTTCAGGTAAGCCTGTTCTACTAATGACCATGCTGGTCGTGCGCCGAGAATTGCCTCGGCTTTCTTTGCGCCTACTCCGGGTATTCCAGAGTAGCCGTCTACCGCATCCCCGGAGAGGGTTTGCAGGTAAAAGTTTTTATCTGCTTGCTCGACAGTTACATCAGTAAGCAGGTCTTGTGATGGACGATAGACTTTCGCTGGTATAGTCAACATGTCTTTGTCGTCACTAATAATGATTGTGTTTTCGTTACCCGGCATGGTCGAGATAATCCCAAGACCATCGTCTGCCTCAAGCACTGGATGCTTGTAGTAACTAAAATTATTCATTAACCAGCCCGTAAACGACACAAAGCCCTCGGGCTTACGTTTTGATTTACGATTGGACTTGTAGGTATCACTGATTTGTTTTCTGAAGTTATAGCTTCCAGTCAGACAGACGATAATCTTCTTAGCGTCAAACTTATCAGCCCACTTAATAAAGTTTTTACTGACAATATCTTTTGCCGCCATAAGGTTGGTCGTAGTAGTCCACTGATCCTCAGCCCACTCAGTCTCATCTAAGCAAGCAGCAGCGGCTTTATATAAATATAAATCGCCGTCAATCAACAGGGTTGGTTCTGTCAAGCTCTGCATTGAGTATTCCATGTAAGTTCTCCTTTAACTCGACACCTTCTTCGGTAATTTGCCAGCTGGTCGAATAGTTTGTACTGAAGCCATTTTCATCCAGCTGAGTAGTAAGAAAACCTTCACTTGCACACAGTGCGACTGTGAAAGCATTCTCTCGACTGATGCGCCCGGTTACAGTGAATGGTTTTTTGTATGCGCTAGACAGCACATCTAGCAGAGCGAACAAATGCTCCATTTGAATCGCGTAAGCATCGGGGTACTCAGTGCGTAGTTGCCCAAGTATCTCCAACATGGTACTCAGCCTCGACTGGCATATTAAACTTGTAGAATTGCCCTGTTTCTTTCGCCATTCTTCTAGTGATATCACCGACATCGTCTTCAAACCCCTTTTTAGTTGCTATCTGCAATTCGTCATGTATCCAGCCGCAGATATAGGCTTCGTCAGCGTTGAGCTGACTATCAACCAGTTGCATCCATTTTTTACAGAGGACTGCTCCACAAGATTGAAGTAATAAATTTAATGATGAGTGAGGGCTTCTAACCCTAAGCTTTCTGCCGTCAAGACCTTGTAGGTGTCCGTGGCTTTCGCTGACAGCTATAGTTTTCTCACGAAGCTTTTTGTAAGCAGGTTGAGCGTTCTCAAAGTTGTCTCTTAGCCTTTTGCCTAACGCATAGTTACCACCAGAGACCTGACCTAGTAATTCGTTACCAGCCCCATAAAGAAGCGCATAGATAAACGTCTTGGCTTGGTCACGAGTTTCTAACCCGGCAGACTTTTGGTTGGCTGTGTGAACATCACCCTCAAGAATTTGACGACCATACTCACCGCCATCTTCCATATAGTGTGCCAAGCATCTAAGCTCTAAGCCGCTCAGGTCAGCTCCAACTAAACTGTAGCCATTAGGAACTGTAAACAGCTCTCTGCATTCTTCGCCCCACGGCGCACGAGTTGCCGGGACTTGAGCGAGGTTAGGTCTTTGGTGCGACGCTCGCCCACTCAGCGTACCATTGTGATTTAATCGATGACGTATTCTGCCATCCTTATCAACAAGACGCATCCAACCCTGCCGACCCTCATTGAGCTGACCTAGTCTTTTCTGTAACAGAAAGAACTTCGCAAGCTTTTTAGCTTCAGGGTACTCGAGTGCGTTGAGAGTTTTCTCGTCAATCTTTGCACGTCCACCATCAGTAAGCTGAGAAGGTTTCCAGTCGTACTTTCGCTTAAGACAATGTTCAATATGCTGTCGGCTGTTCGGGTTAAAGTGAACGACATCAACTTTTGTAAACAGCTCACCTTTTTTATAACCTTTGGTTTTGTTATCACGCTTTGGAACGAAGGGCGTTTCTACTTGCCAAGGCTCGAACAACTGTGAGAATTCAACCTCAAGTTTATCTCGCTCATCAACAAGCTTTGAGTAAAGCTTTACAGCCTTCTCGCTGTTAAAGACCCAACCATTGTTGCCAATACGCTCACATATTAAAGCTGCCTGATGTTCAAGGTCTATGGCATCCTGACTAAAGTTTTCAGGATCGAGGTGTTTGTATAAATCATAACTGACTTCAACATCCTGCACACAATAAGTCTGCATTTCAGGTGACCACATCTGCCAGTCACCACCATCAAAGTCGCCCTTGTCATTACCGAGACGAACACCCCAAGCTTTAAGTGAGTGGCTACCCACCAGCTTGGACGGAAACAACGCCCGGTGTTCATAGTCTTCTGCCCTAATGTCAGAATGAATTAAACGAGACAAGACTAACGTATCAGTCAGCTTAGGCTTAGACATGTCTACATCAGGAAACACTTTCTTGATTGCCGGAATATCAAAACAAAGAATGTTGTGACCAATCAGCTCGTCAGCTTCGGATAGCATCCTTATGCCATGACCAACATCAATTGGCTCAAAGCTGTAAACCTTTTCAGTATCTATATCCTTGACTGCAAGACAGTGAATTTTGGTTAGGTTAGGAAGCAGACCATCAGTTTCTAAATCAAATACGAGACGCATCATCAATCTCCTTAATAACTCGACCTATTTGTTCTGCAATTTGAGGAACTATTGCGTTACCTAATCCTTTAATTCTGTCCACCCTTTTGGGTATCCCATTAGCCACTCGACCCACGTCGGGTTCAGTTGACCAGAGGCGGGGCTGGTTCTCACCGCTTCTTCTAGGTTTGACCTGTATGTCTCCGACCCCATATACCTGTTTTTCGGTGCGCCGTGAGCTGCTGACACTCGCGGTGTAGGCCACATCCGAACATCCGTCCGTAGGCTCTTGCCCTGTCCGCCCCCCGTTGAACCCACTGCGTCCGCCGCAGCCGGAGTTGCCCACATTGTTGGTTCGTTCACTTGGTCTCGAAGATTGCTTGACCTTTTTCTTAGACCCTTTTTGGCTTCCTTCGATACTTTGGATATCCCGGCTGGTAAGCTGTCCATCGTGTTCGGAGTTGCCCAAAGCGGCGGCGCATACTTCACTTGACTGGTTAGCGACCCCACTGTCGTCCCCTTGGGATACTTCTCCATCCGTTTCTTCATATTCTCTGGATGTTCGTCTGTCTGAATTGCGGTTGGCGTGAGCCACAATCCAGACCCTGTCTCGTCTATGCGGGGCATCGATACCTGCAGCTGGAATAACAAACGGCCTTGCGGCGTAGTCTTCGGCTTCCAAGTCAGATAGCACCTTGTCGAGACCCAAGGAGATGTGACCACTAACATTCTCGAAAACGCACCAAGTGGGTCTTTTGCATGTAACAATTTGCATAATGTACGGCCAGAGGTGGCGGTCATCTTCTGCGCCTTTGCGCTTCCCGGCGGTTGAGAAAGGCTGACAGGGATATCCGGCTGTGAGGATTTCGCAATCGGGAACAAGTCTAGCTGGGTCATTAGCTAAATCCTTTACATTTTCTAAAATTGGAACATCACGCCAGTGTTGGCGCAGTATTTTCTGACACCATTTATCAATCTCACAAAACAGTATGGGTTTTGATAAACCTGCCATTTCAAAGCCAAGCGCAAAGCCGCCTATGCCTGAACACAAATCTACATGACGCATTAGTCTACATCCGTGTAGGTAACGCCGAGAACATTTGCGTAAGTATCTTCATAACAAGACCAACCGACTTTATAGTCAGAAATGTAATTAGCTAAATCACCTTCAGCCATGTCATTGTAGTCGTGCATTGGTATTTTTAAGGTAACAAGTTGAGGTTTATTACAAATCACCATGTCCACGACTGCATACTTTCTGTCGTTGCGCTCATCGTTATATTCACTCATTTATCTCTCCATTTAAAAGTTACTAATTTCTTGAAGACGTCCCTTGTCTCGGTCGTATTGCAAGGTGCAAGCAAGGCCGACCTCGCCTGTAAATCTGTTTTTAAGGACACGCAGTTGCCGCATGTCCTCTCCGCTGTCTTTATTGATTTCGAGGGATAGGCAGATGTCGCTGAGTTGCGCCACTGAATGTGAGCCGCGCAACTGGTTAAGCCTGACTTGCGCTCCGTCCTCATGACCCCGGTCACCATCTGGGCGGCGCAAGTGAGAGACGACAATCATGCCAATGTCTAATTCTTGAACGATTGTTCTTAGAGTTGTCATCGCCATATCAATGAGTTTGCGCTCATCGTTGGTAGCCAAGCCTGACACTAGAATTGATATGTGATCTAGGATGACCCACTCAACCTCGAGAGCTTGAACCATGTAACGTATGCGGTTGGTAACAACCTCAACGTCAGTACTACCAAAGTGGTCGTACAGTTGAAGGCTGTCATCATCGAACATGTTTTTGAAAGCTGACGATATGTCGGCGTCGTCAACTTCTGTCCTATCGACAGTAATGTTTTTGTTTAACTGGATACCTATTAGCCCGAGTAGTGTTCTCTTCACACTCTCCTCGAGCATTATCAGGCCGACACGTTTATTGTCAGAGAGTAGCTTGTGAGCAATCTCTCGAACGAGGGTAGTCTTGCCCATCCCTGACCCGGCGGTAACTGTGACCAGCTCAGAACGTCTAAGACCTTTTGTAATATCATTGAGTGAAGGATACGGATATTTAGTGTCACTCACCTCATTTTCTTGAAGCACGATATCTAAACAATCTGATGCACTCTTGATACCATCAGGTCTGTATGGCTTGGCTTGGTAGATCGCCTCAATTAATTCTTTGGTTCTACCAGCCAGAAGCATATCGTTTGCATCCTTTAGGGGGAGATGTGCAATACGACACTTGCCAGCTGGTAGAACCTCAGCACAATCCTCAGCTGCCTTTCGCCCGGGTTCGTCTTGGTCAAACATCAAGACAACGTCATCGAACTTGTCGATGTATTCCCAGTGCGTTTGGAGAGCCTTCCGAGCTGAAGATGCACCATTCGGTAAACTGACGACAGGCCACTTATTGTCCTGAACCTGTGAGACGGACATCGCATCAATCTCACCTTCCGTGATAATCAGGCGACGACCACTAGACCAACTATGTGACCCGAATAATTCTGCTGACTTACTTTCACCTCGAATAGAGAAGTCTTTCTCCGGTGACCTAATTTTCTGAGCAACAATTGCGCCCGAGCTGTTACGAAGATTGGCAATCTCGTGAAGCTTGTTGTTGATAGACGTTACGCCGTAACCAAACTTACGACAGGTGGTCTCTGTTATTCTGCGGTGGGGTAGTGCTTGAGCTTCGCTTGGTAATAGGGCTTGTCTAAACTCTTTCTTCTTTGTCTGTATCGGTAACTGGACAGCTGTTGGCCTAGCTTGTTCCGTTGTTTGGCAGACATAACAATGGGTGTGTCCGTCATCGTAAACTCCTAATCCGTCCGAGCTTCCGCAGTTTTCACAGGAAGCTTTATATAATTCTGATGATGTGTGGTCTGACATATTGCTCTCCAAAAATGAGTAACCCCCACCAGCCGAGAGAGTGAGGGAGAAGGCTGGTAGGGGTCTCTCCTTAGCCTTTGCGGATGTCGCTAAGGCAAACAAAGCCAATCCTCAGGGATACGCTTGTCGGCGTAAGTAAACCCATGCTTGTCGCAATAGGCGGCATACGTCGTAGGCGAACCCTTATAGAGTTTTGTCTTTGCGTTTTGGAATACGAAACGGATGTCTAGGTCTGGATGCTGTTCTTTAATAAGCAGATGCTTGTGCCTATCTTCGACTAGCCAACGACCTTTGACTTCGACATAAAAAAAGCCGCCGGGTTTTGGCAGCTTAAAGTCGGGGCAGTATTGCGAATGTCGTGAGGGTATAACATAAGCAATCTTGTCTGTTTCGTATTCTACCGACAGTCCACCATCAGTGATCTGCTCGGCAATCTTGTGTTCAAAGTTTGACCTGAATTTATGCGGAGACTTGGTACTTATCGAAGTCCGATGCCGCTGGTTCTGATTGTTGTTCTTCCTTGGCACTATTAAAACCTTCTACTGCTTCAAACCCAGATGGAATGGACGCAAGCTCGATGATTTGTACTGCGCCTAAATATGCACTGACGTATTTCTTACCATTCACCTCAGTACATTTAAGTTTGAGCTTTAGCTTGGCCTTAGTGCCGCCATAAATTTCTGGAGCTTCCTCGTGAATAAGGAGCTGTGCCGAGGCATCGACAATTACTGGTACATATTTAGAATTGGCTTTTATCTCAACTTCAGCCACGTCAGCGTTAACAACAAACGGGAACTGCACGTCTTCGACAGTTCTTAACTCGTCCTTGGCTAAGTTGTGACACTGCTCAATAAACTCTTTGGCATCAGCCATAGAAAGCTTAAATATTGTTTTGTACTTGCCATACTTCGGGTCTTCACGATTTATGTGAGGGTAAATTAGCTCACCAATCGGGGTAACGTATTTGATTTCCATCTTGGTATTTCTCCTGTTTAAGTAATGAGTGGATGTTGATGTCCAAATCTTTAAGGCGTTCAGACAATTCCTTAGGCATGGGTAAGCCACGCTGCATACACAACAAAGCTTCCCCGATTGCTTTCTCACGAGGGTGCATAATGATTTGACCTTTTATTGGTTACGAGAAGCAGTACTCGCTGTTCAAGACGACGTTAATGTCGAGGTCACCCTTAGCCGGGACTTCTGGTAATTTATCAACCGCACTAAGAGGTATCTGCTGTTTAACTTCTTCAAGTATCGATGAGTATAAACACCACTCTTCATACATGGTGACGAAGCTATATCGGATGGCATCATAAATGAGCCAAGTATCTCCCGGCACAGTGGCGAAGCTGTCATGAATTAAGAAGAAATCCTTAACCCCCTTCATCGCCGCATGTCGCACAGTCATCAAAAGATGACAGCTGTCAGCCGAGTGAATAATGTTAGGTGACACAGCAGACCTGCTTTTACGTTTGTTAATTTTAACAGCCTTGTCTGACCTGATTGATACCTGAGATCGTTTGTACACTTTTGCTTCACGGTCATGTAGGTATAGCTTAATCTTCTTCAAATCCCAGTCGTTGTATCTTTGAACGACAGGAAAGCCGATAGGAGTAGTCCAACGCATGGCTATCTCATTATGGGCGCAAGTTGATGCCAGCTCCTTAAAGAACTTCATGCCATCTGAAGCTGACTTGATAACTTCGTTGACGGCTATCCAGTTTTGCTTGGCTAAATACTGACTTGCCTTGTAACCCTCGTCGTCACCAAATGGGTGTCTATCAAGCTCATTATTGATAACCATGTTTTGGAGTGGACGCATCAGGTCTTCCATAATCTGATTGGCGAACCCATACTGTTCTGATGAATAACCGAAAGTCATCACGTTACGTTTCACAGTCTTACGACCAACACCATAATCACGCCAAAGCCTTGCCTCGGGTTCATCACAATCTTTAATCAGTTCATTCACACGATCAGCTACAGCCTGATAGATGTCTCTTGGGGCTTCGCCGGGAATGAGATTAACGAGTACACCATCTTCTGTTGAACGAGATGCGGCAGCATAATGCTGTATGCCGGAGTTAGTTCCGTCAAGACCAACTGGTAGACCGCTGATGTAATTCTCATGGTTGTCCATCTGACATGCGAGGTAGTATTCACGACAAGCCGCCAAGAACTGAAACGGACAATCGGCTTTGCTCCAGATGTCGTAGCTTTCCTTGAAGC